CGACAACAACTGCTGGAACTACAAATATTGGAACGGGTGCAGCGGCTCACGTCTTGAACGTAGGCTCTACAGCTGGCGGTAATATCACGTTCTCTCAAGCAGCTGGCAGCACAATGGCTTTCAACGGAAACGGCGGTAACGTTAACGTAGGAGCAGATGCGGCGGCTAACACGATCAACATTGGTACTGGTGCAGCTGTTGTCAATACCATTAAGATCGGAGGAACTGGCGCTAACGTTATCACGATCGGTAACACGCAAACAACTGGTAGCGTAGCAATTGGTAATGCGATGACCTCTGGCACTATAACTTTAGGTGGCACAGCTGGTACTGGCACGATCACGATCGGCCAGGCGACAAACGCAACAGGTCAGACAATTTCAATTCAAAGCACTACTGCTAACGCAGGCACAAATATCGTTAACATTCTTAATGGTGCGGCTCCTGGCGCTAACACACAAATGAATATCATGTGTGGTGCTGGTACTGCTGGTACACAGGCGTTCAAACTGTTGTCAACAGGCGCAACTCGCGCTGGTACCGTAAACATCGCAGACGGTGTGGCAGCTCATGCCGTGGTAATCGGCCAGGTGACAACAACTGTTGCGATCAACGGCCCAACGACTCACACTTTGGCCTCTGGTACTGCTGTTGGAGTAACAGTCAACACTTCAGCTGGAACTGGTGTTGGCGTATCGGTAACATCAAGCGGTGTCACTGTTGCAGACGTCCTTTCAAACGTTGGGGGTATCAAAGTTACCCCAACAGACGTAGGTGCTGGTGCATCTCCTCAGACTGCAAACAATAGACACTTTAAGGTTGTCTTTAATTCAGTTTCTATTGCAGCTGGTGCAACGCAAGCATTGGTCATTAACAACTCATTAATAACGGGTGCTTCAACAGATATTATGTATACATGGTTTGGTACTACCACAAGCTCCGCTGTATCATTATCCTCTGTGGTTAATGCTGCAGGGCAGTCGACACTCACGTTTACAAATGGCACGGGCGCAGCGACGACCTCATCGAACATTACCGTAATCGGTTGGGTGATGGACTAGAGACTTGATTAAAATCTAGGTTTAGGGCAAAAAGCACTTAAACCTAGATTTAATTTGAAAAGAGGAAAACATGCTTAAGAATAAAGTACACCTGGAAGTAAACGTTGAAGGCAAAGACTTCTTTTTCGTCTGTGATTCTGATAGCCCGCTACCTAATGCTTTGCAAGCGGCTAAGACGCTAGTTAGCTATCTTTATGGACGTGTAAAAGAGCAAGAAGATGCGCAAAATGCAGCAAAACCAGCTGTTGAACAACCTAAAGCCGAGGGCTAAATGTCAAACGCCGAACTGGATTCCTTTCAGCCTATATTGTCAGTTGATTTCAATCTAACAACATTGACAGGTTCTTTTCAACCGCTGAATGGATCAGGATTTTCAGATAACTTGAAGATGATGAAGATCTATAACGGTTCAGGCGTAGGCGTAGATATCTCATATGATGGTGTCAACAAGCACGACTTCTGGCCAGCTGGTGCCACCATCATATTTGACTTTCAGACGAATCATAACAACAACCCTCCTTATGGGTCAGGGACGCTTTACGGGCGCGCTGGTCAAATCATTTGGGGAAGAACGGCCGTCAGCCCTACGTTCCTCAACATAAGCGGATACAGGTAACATGAGCCAGTTTTTCACAGGGGTTACAGCTAGTAACTTGCCATCGAATATCCCGACATCTTTCACAACGGATCTTCAAGATACAACAACTGCAAGTTTTCCAGTGGCGACAGGTACTGTTGTCCCTCAAGCCAATATTTTGAGGGCAACAGGCATAAATGGTATTCAAACATACCAATCAACGCTTGTTCCTGGTGTTTTGGAGATAGGTTATAATTCTGGAAGAGTGACAACAACGGATGGATCGACTGTAACTGCGCTCACAATCATCCCCGTTAATAATTCAGCCCAAGCCTATCAATTTTTGATTGTTGGGTATGATGCTATAAATGGAATTTGCTTTGGTGGGCAGTTAGTTGCTATCTGTAGAGTGGTTGCAGGGGTAGCCACAGTGTTGCCTGTTCCAGATAAATTTTTTGATCAAGATGCAGCGCTTGCATCAGCAGCTTTTTCAATAACCGCATCGGGTTCCTCTGTATTAGTTCAGGTAACAGGAGTTGTTGGTCACACAATCGATTGGGCTGTGATCAATGCTGCTGGCGTTGTCACTGCAACGTAAAAAGGAAAAATGGCCGGCATTTCTGGAAGCACGCTTTACGCTGACAACATTGACTTTACAGGAACATATCCAGTTTCCGGGCAAATCAATCTCAATGGAGAACTACTTGTTGGGGCGACAGTTGCTCCATTTATTCGTCCCTATGTTCCGACAGGATCAAACGGTGTTTCGATTGCTACAGGGCCAGGAACGCTAGATTTTAGCCTTGCAAACGTTCCTAATATAGCGCTCCAAAATTCAACTATTAATGTCATTGCAGGATCTGGCCTTTCTGGTGGTGGCGCAGTTGCTTTAGGGGGATCGGTTTCTCTTCAAGTAGCTGGTAATTTTTCGGTAGTGATCCAAGAATTAACCGGAACATCTGGGACATATACACCAACTTCAGGAATGCTTTATTGCCAAGTTTTTTGTTTAGGAGGAGGAGGTTCTGGTGGTGGTGCAGCTTCTACAGGAGCTAGTCAATGGTCAGCTGGTGGTGGGGGTGGTGCTGGAGAATTAACAACTGCTATTTTCAGCGCTGCAACTATTGGAGTTTCTGAAACCTATTCTGCTGGAGCTGGAGGAACACCTGCAAGCGGAACAACAGGCGGAACTGGCGGAACTAGTAGTTTAGGCAGCACATTGATTTCTGCTATTGGAGGAACTGGAGGATCAACAGGTGCTGCTGGGACATCTTCATCTGGTAATCAAGGATCAGGAGGAACTGGCGGAACTGGATCAACTGCAGCTGGCCCTGGAAGCATTGGTGGCTGGGGTTTTGGTTCAACAAATCTACAAGTTGGCGGCTCTGGTGCTAATAGCCAATGGGGAAGTGGTGGTAAATCAAGTCTTGGTGGCAGTTTTGGAGGATCAGCTGGTACTGGATTTGGTGCTGGAGGAAGCGGTGCAATTAATGCTGCCTCGCAATCTGCAAGGTCAGGAGGTGCTGGAGCACCTGGAGTACTTATCGTAGTAGAATATTGTTTATCTTAAAGGAGATTTGTGTCAACGACCCCTCCCTAAAGGGAGAGGCTTGGGATGAAACTCAAGTCTTGGTTGACCAGACTAAGCTATTGACAAGGTAGCTACGTTGTATAGAGGCCAAAAACCGACGGCAGAATGCTTCCTCAGTTCTGCCCTCTCGAAGCTCTGGTTGCAGACAAGCAAAAGGGTAAGCACGAAACGGATTAGAGTTCGTGCCGCTATACAACTTTGTCGAGGGGAGCGAACCGAAAGGTTCCGTTACAAGGCCCTTACGGGCTGGCAGCCGGGAAAGACCGGCGTTTTTAAAATTTAAGGAGCGGCGTTTCCTCCCTGTCCTAAAGGACTGGGTTTCCACGCCGCCAATCGGATGAAAAAGCTAATTTTCTTCCTCACGCTGATCATCAATACAGGCTGCCAGTGGATTGCGACACATCCAAAAGAAGACGCAGAAGCTGTTGAAGTTGTCGAAGAAGGCATCATGAAACTCTATGAATACGAGACAAGAACGCTATCGCCTGGCGTCCCTCCGCATAAAATCATCGGCCCAACAGGCCCAACAAAATAGGTAAAATATGCCAGGAACTGCAAATAATGTGCTCTATGCAGGTAATTTTGACTTTTCGGGACAAACAATCCCACAAGCTACAATGCTACTTGATGGTCAATTGCTTATAGGTAGTACTGCTTTAAACGCTGGGAGTACTCATTGCAATATCAGCACATTGACAGCAGGAACTGGCATTTCGATCACTAACGGACCAGGTTCCATTGTCATCACAAATACAGGGGGAGGCGGGGGAGGCGGCGGTACAACGTCCCTCATGGGCAACACTGGATCCGCAACGCAATCTGGTGGTGTCATTGGAGTTGTTGGCGCAAGCGGTTTAACAACGACCGGATCTGGCAGCACTTTAACGATCACGCCAACAGGTAGCTTGCTTGCTTTGAATAATCTCCCTGGCAATGGATATGTTGTACAGACGGGAGCCAATACTTTCGTCAATCGGACATTCATTCCTGGTACTGGCATATCTCTTACAAATCCTGACGGTGTGGCAGGAGCTACCACTATTACATCATCTGGTGTTGTTCCCATTCAGTTTACCGAAGATTCAGGGAGCGCAGTCCCATCTGCTGGTAACTTAAATATCATAGGAACAGCTGCCCAAGGGATCAGCACATCAGGATCTGGGTCTACAGTGACATTGACTGTTGCAAATGCTACATCCGTACAGAAGGGCGTTGCAAGTTTCAATGCCACTAACTTCACAGTAACAGCTGGAGCGGTCGTCTCTAATGGCTTTACAATCACTGCTGGCACTGGGTTAACAGGAGGAGGAAGCATTAACCTAGGGGGATCGACAACAGTTTCCCTATCCGTTCCGGTTAGCGTTTCAAACGGTGGTACTGGAGTCTCTACTATTGCATTAAATGGCGTTCAATATGGCAATGGCACATCTCCTATTGGAGTTACAAACGCTGGCACTAATGGCCAAGTATTGATTGGTGCAACAGGAGCCGCCCCAGTTTTTGGAACGGTAGCAGGCACGCAAGGCGTAACGCTTACCACAGGCGCAAACACACTATCGATTGGGTTGATTAGCGTACCAAATTCAGCGCTTGCCAATAGTTCGATAACGCTTGCCAATGGCAGCAATATCACGGTTACCGGATCTCCTGTTTCTTTAGGAGGTACAGCTACAATCAACGTATCAGGTACAACCAACCATGCGGTGCAAATAGGCAATGGTGCTGGCAGCCTGACATCTTTATCGGTTGGAAATAATGGAACAGTTCTCATTGGAGCTACAGGCGCAGATCCAGCCTTTGCATTGCTTACTAGCACAGACGGATCTATCACTTTTACAACAGGCACAAACACCCTAAACCTTAAAGCTAATGCACCAGCTTCGACATTGACACTAACGCCAGATGACGGTGGCGCTATATCTCCATCGGGCAACAACATAAATGTTAATGGCATAGTCGACGGGACGACAACAGCACAGATTACCATGACGCATAATCAGGGTGGAAATCTTACCGTCGAAGATAGAGCATTCCTAACACCTTTTGTTGTTGATTCTGCAAGCGCAATTGGAGCTAGAGGAACATTTGCAACTATTCAATCAGCAATAACAGCCGCCGTTTCTGGTCAAGATATATTCATTCGACCAGGAACTTATACAGAGAATATTACACTTAAAGCCGGGGTTAATCTTACAGCTTTCTTAGGAGATGAATTAACACCCAATGTTATCATTTTAGGTAAGGCATCATTCTCAAGCGCTGGAACTGTAACGATATCAAGTATTCAGCTTAAGACAAATGGGGATAACTTCCTAGCCGTTACTGGATCGGCTGCCTCTGTCGTTAACCTCGAAAACTGTTTCCTCAATGCCAACAATGCAACTGGTATATCCTATTCAAGCTCAAGCGCAAGCTCATCTGTAAACCTATATAGTTGTAATGGTGACTGTGGCGCTACTGGTAGCTATTTCAACTACAGCGGGGCTGGAAATGCATACATCTTCTCCTCATTCCTGCTGAATTCAGGAGCTAGCACAAATGCAAGCACAACATCTGCGACTAATATTACTATAGATAATAGCCGTCTTGAATTCCCACTCACGACTTCTTCATCGGGTATTTTCACGCTGAGAAACTGTATTATTAATTCTCGACCTGTAAACACTATAGCACTTACGACAGCAGGAACGGGCACTACAATAGCTTTTTTCAGCAGGTTTACTGCAGGGTCGGCATCAGCTATCTCGATCGGAACAGGAACTACCGTTCAGCTATTTGAATGTGATGTCCAATCGACCAATACGAACGCAATCACAGGATCTGGCAGGTTGAATTATAGCCCTCTATCATTCAGCGGTAGCTCTTCAACGATCAACCCGACAACGCAGAACCCTCAACCCTTTGGGCCAGTCATCGCGCTTCCAGCAGGGCCGCAGATTATGGGAGGTGCAGGTTCTCCAAACGGTTCTGTGTCAGCTCCTCAAGGGTCGCTCTATCTTCGATCGGATGGAACAACAGTCAATAACAGGGCCTATATCAATTCATCAAGCGGTTCAGGTACTACATGGACAGCGCTAACAACGGCAGGATAAAATGAAAGTGATTGCACTACAAAAAGGCATCGATCCTACTTTGGAAGAGATTGTAGGTCATTTAAATTTTGTATATGGTGATAAAGTTAAAACTGAATTTGATAAACTATGCATAGAGAAATATGAAATAATTACCGAAAACGGAGAACCGAAGTTCTTGTTTGTTTATTACAATAGGGTCAAAGTTACAATAACTAACATTGAGGGGTATTGGCCTATAGCCATTCATCAGGAAGAAATGGGCCTGCAATCACTGAAAAAAATAAGCGAAGGAATACTATAATGCCACTTAAGAAAGGTAAGAAGAATATCGGCAAGAATATTTCAACCGAAGAAGCGGCTGGAAAACCACATAAACAAGCAATCGCAATAGCTCTTGATGTTGCAAGACGCGGCGGAGCAAAAATTCCCAAAAAGAAAGGGAAAAAGTAATGTAATCCATTTTCCATTTGGTCTAGTCATAACAACCTCCACAATAAGGCTATAGGTGTACCATAGATAAGGAAATTCGCAAAATTGAAAAAGAAGTACCCAAGAAAGGCAAAGCCCACAAAGACTTGAAGCATCTTGAAAAAGAAGATAAGAAGCGCGACAAGGTATGCACTATGGGCAAGAAAGCCATGATGAAGAAGAAAAAGAAATAGAGGGAAAAGGCCGCTATTCATATTCTCTAGAATAGCGAGCCTTAATTCAGCATCGCTATTCTTCTTCCTCACATTTCTTTTCTAGAAACTGCATGATGGCTTCCATTTTATATGCTTCTAGATATGGTTTCTGCGGTCCATCCATGATTGGCATATCTCTGAGATCTTCAAGCAAAAAAATCTGTTTGGTTAAAGGGATATAGAATTCGATAGGTTCAACAATTTCATGCAATGATACTTTACCGCAATCTTCGCATTTACAGAAAATCTTAGGGCTCATAGGAAAGCGATCTAGTAACACACTTTCAAAATAATCACACCCACAACTTGGACGATAGAGAACATATATTGATGTCTTTTCTTTCGCTTTCTCTTGTAGGCTTTGAAAAATCCATTGCTTTTGCTTTTCTGTGGTTCCCTCTGGCCATTTCGTTAACATCACGAATTTTTCGTAGTCTTCCATGAATTTATCATCCGATTCCATCATTGCATCTCATTAAGGCTTACAGGATCCATGCTCGGGGTTTCAACCATTGCGATCTCGACAGGCTTTTGCTTAGCCTTCCAGGCGGAATATCCTTTATGAGCAGAAGGAATATCTTTCTGTATTTCGGCGATGAATTGGGATTCAGTGAATATTTCACCCTTCTTGGCTTTTTTACCCATGCACATCTGAACGTAATCTTTAGTTGCCTGTATATCGCCATTAAATTCTTTGTAGAATGATTCAATAGCCTCTTCAGTCAATTCGACGATCATTTCGACATCAGCCGTTGCCATCTTGCTAAAGTTCTGGGCTGGCGCCTCTGCAAAGCTTTTAAGTTCGTCTATCTCATAGCATCCCTTGATTACATCGGGGAATAGCTGTCTAGCCAAGTTGGATAACGCACGGTTAAAGCACATGTTGCGGGGATACTTTCCCCAAGGTGTAGCATCTTTAAAAATACCAGCCCGTTTGGCGTCCTCAATGCTAAAACTTTCTGTCCATGTATCGCCGTTATCGGCTCTTTTTCCATGAAGTATACAGATTTGGTCATTGGATTTTGTGTCCTTTGTAATGCTGTGCCCATGGCTTCTGATAAGCGTGTTCATCATCTCGGCGCTCATGCCTACCTTCCCATTAGTGAAGTAGAGACCGCCACCTAGCGCATCAACTGCATTAATCTTTAGGCTTTTCGCCTTCTGTATGATAGCGAATATGCCAGCTTCACCCAAAGCCTGGTAGTGCTTAGTTTGAAGTAATTTCTTTACAGCGTTCTGCGTTTGCTCGATATCACCGAGCAAATCGAATTGTGGTTCTTGTATTGCCAGTTCTTTACTCATGTCCGTTCCTTTTTAAAAATGATATAAACAAATCGTTTACTTTAATTGAAAAATACATGCATACCAATATAGCAACTTTGAATATTAAATCCAATATAAAGTAAGCTATAATCCACTTTTCCATTCACTCATCCTTTTTTTCAATTTTCTTTAACTCTTTCAATTCTTTGATTATGTTTTTTGCCATTCCTAGCGCGTCAATGCTAGATTCTGCATCACATTCTCTGACTTTGATTTGAACAATCTCGGATCCCAAAAACCAATTGAAAACGATAATAGGTTCTTTCATTCGTCCTCGAGATTGCACTTTATATCTTTCAAGTATTCTTTATACAGATCATAGGCCGAGAAAAACTGCTCCCAGCTCGGCACGTACTGCGTAACAATAGGCGGCTTGCCGTTCTTGTCTAGCTTGATAAAGTAGATCTCATCGACTTTAAGGCCGGCCGTGCTTGCCAGGTAATGATAACCAGAGCCTTGAAGCCGCCAATGTTTTCCCACAGAATAAGAACACTTCCAGTCGAACAGCTTTAGCTTGCCCTGGTGCTCAATGATAAGGTCGGGTTCTCCTGTCAACATGGTAGCATCATCATCTATGCGCTCTTCCTGTAGGACAATCTTAGATCCAAGGTAAGGGGAATAGAATTGCGACCATGATTCCAAATAGGTGTGCAGCGTTGTGTCCTTGAATTTGTACATCTCGTTTGGAACTGGAAGATCTGACATAATGTTGTATATAATCTTATGTACACGCTCACCTCTGTCTCGTGCATTCTCTAAAACTGCCGGTAAGATACCAGCATATCCAGCAAAGGCGCTTGCAACTGATGAAATTCTCGTAAACCCTGGCCTAATCGCGCTCACAAATTTACCCACCTGCCGCAATTTATGCGACCATTTGCAGTTGACCTGTTCATGGTATTGTTCTTCCTCCTGTTCGGCTTCGTGCTAAGGAACTCAATATAGCAAGCGGTACCGCAGAAGGCTAACGTTTCAAAGTCAGGTGTGAGGGTGCCGTGCTGGCATCCCCCCGTGTGGAAGTATTCGCTGCATGTCGCGCACCTCATCTGCTCACCCCGTAGTAACTCATAGGATTGCATATCCGTTCCTCATTCTCGCACCAATCGCGTTTATACCGATCATATGCCTTGTCGATATCCTGCTTCATAGCATATTCAAGATCGTCAAAGTCTGGTGGATCTTCATCCCCCGTATGGTCTGCCACTTCATACCAGTAAAAGGTTGAAACGTTTCTGTAGCCGGACTCCCAGCGTTCTTTTCTTCGGTTTAATCTATCCCATGCCTCGCATCTATTCATTTTCCCCTCCATCTTGTTACTTGACATATAGCCCTATCATTTGCTATGTTTGATCAATATAGCATACGATGAGGATATATGCAAGCAAAAAAAATAAAGTTCGATTCAAAAGCAAGAAATCTTCTTCTCACATGGTTGGAGAACGAGAAAATGTCCAAATATAGGTTCACCAAAATCATTGGCGGAAACTATCAGAACGTGCGATTATGGATGATCGGTCAAACCCGTCCAGGGTATGACAACCAACTAAAAATCGAGAAGCTTACAGATGGATTAGTGACGATTACCGCCTGGTATGATCTAAACCAGCCGGCTAAGCAGATAAAGAACACCAAACATCAACCCAACACTACCAAAAACTATGATACAACACTTGAAAGCAAACGAGTCTGTAAATCCAGAAAAGAGGTCGCTTAGGGATTTTCTCATGTCAGTACCATCCTATATTAAGGTAACCAGGCGGATCGGGAAGACCTATAACGCCATATTGAAAAATATAATTGATACCTACGAAAAGGAGAAGAGCAAATGTCGTTAGATGACATGCAAGATCGCATTGAGGATCTTGAAAATCGTCTTGTAGCCACCGAGGAAAGCCTGCATTTCCTTTGCACTGCCGTACTTATGGAATGCCCTCCTGATATGGCACAAAGAGTTAAAAAAAGGCATCTAGACTTTATCTTATTAGCGCAGAAATTCCAGCCATGAAACAGACCTACATGCCATGTATAGACTGCGCTTATGGTCTCCAAGCTAAGCATCCTTTATTAGAGAATGTATGGACGCATCTTACTGCTGGAATGACACTGGACGATCCTTACATTATAATCGAAGATGATGACCTTGGAAGCGTTTATAAGACTCTTGAAGAGATGTGTTTCATAGTCACTCATGAAGAAAGCCCGGGTACATTTATCATTAAGATCCTCGGCTTCCGCGAGGGTTCCCAGCTAATCTGCATACATAGGCACATAACATGATTAACCGCTTCCTTTGCAACTACTGCCGCCAGGTCAAATATGAAGACTGGTCAGACAAATTCATCGACCAATTTACCTGCTACGAATGCCAGGAAATAAAAAGGGCCGACACAGTGTCGACCCCAAAACAGAATCCGGTAAAGAACGGCAGAAAGTCTAAACGAAAGAAGGTCTATGTGTCAACGAAATTGTCTTCCCAAAATTGGGAGAGCTAGATTAGAGTAACTTTGTTAAAGAAGAAAGCCCGCTGGGGAGCGGGCTCGCGGAAGACAGTAAGAGTAATGAACGCCTCCTACTTTATACCGCGCTCTTCTTTTTTGCAACAACATAAAAGCAGAGAGATAGGTATATGTCCACCGGATTCATCAAACAAAATCGATCAGATGAAGTTCTTGAGATGCTCAAGGATGGAAAGAACCATGATGCATTCATTCTGCTTAACGTTATAGCCCTAAGGGCAAAACGCACTTCTTGCTTTTCACATGACATTGAAATTGGGGAGGCCCTTCTGGGCGATCACCAAAACTATGGTATGACCTTGCAAAGATATAGGACTGCGAAACAGAAACTAGAAAAGTGGAAATTTGCAACATTCCGAACAACAAGCAAAGGAACAATCGCAAAACTGTCTGACGATCGTGTGTGGGACGTTAATTTGGAAACAAACATAAACAGATCAACAAGCGAATCAACACTCGAGCAACAAGCGAGCAACAAGCGAGCAACAACTAACAAGAATGAAAGAATGGAAGAAAGAGGATTCGGAGATAAATCTCCTCATCCTCTTCATCAAGAAGAGGGAGGAAGAGGAAGAAGAAAAGGGGCTTTTGTTTATGAAGGCACAATCTCGGAACAGGCAGTCAAATGGCATGAACGAAGCATCGGAGATGGCCTTAAGTGCAGTGCCGATATTATCCAGCAATGGATCGACGACTATGGAATTGAACCTGTGAGAGAGACGTTTATGCTTGCCTTGAAAGAAAAGCGTGAAGGAAAAAAAATCGGATATCCCTATCGCTACATCGGAGCCATTCTCTCGAATGATCACAAGCTTTTAGTCAAAAAAATTATCAACATCAATGAGGGCACAGGATGAGAAATGATTCAATCGACACGATAGCAAGAACACGCCTGGAGGGGAGCATGAAATTTGTAGTTTTAACCGATTATATTTTCAAATTGAGCGATTTAGAGTATTGCTCGCATGCCGAAGAATGTATATACTTTGAATTTGGAAGAAAGTTTTTTTTATATGACGATCGCAATAAATATATTTTTGAATGCTTTGTGAAATTTATCGATAACGATTCTAAAATATTTGATGTGAAAAAACATATTGAATTTCGTGCTAAAATTGCCACACATGAGGAAAATGAATGAGCGACTTTTGCATAGTGAAAAACGGCATTGTCTTAAGTTGCAAGGAGGACGGCTCTGGCTATGTCGTAAAGATCAGCGATGAAGCGTACGAAATGTCGTTCCAGCTAGATCTACAGGACATAGTTTACTTCCGCAACTGCCTATCGGATCACATCGAAAACGAGGATAGCGATGAACTCAACCACTGCTACTAAATATTTGAATCCGGCATGGAAGATACGCATGACGCTCGAGGAAAAGAAAGACTTCGAAAGGGTTGATCTCATACTCCGCGTTTGCGAACAGCGCGATGAAGTGCTGGACTTTGCAGCCGTTCGAGAAGCTGCCGAAAACCTCAGGAGGAATTACCTCAAACGCGTAGGACAGCGCTTACTCCAGGAGACGGGGACATGATGCCAAACGAACGTGTTCGACAAGCAGCGGCCAGGGATGCGTTTTTGGAATATCTCAGGTCAGACTTTGACAGCACATCCGAGAAGTTGACTTTCTTCAAAGAAACTCTTGAAATCATCAAGGAAATCTTGACGGAAGAGCCTGTAAATCTTAAACTTGTAGTCAAGCCTGCAAGGAAGCAAATCAAGAAAAAAAAGGTAAAATCTCATGGAAACTCTCGGTAAAATCTTTGAACATAAGAGGGGATTTGTCGTTTTCCTCCTCCTCAATGCCCTGACAGTGTATTGTATCTACCAGTGGCATGTTTACGAAGCGATGAAGGTTTATCACCCGAAATTGACCGTCACCGAGTATCTTTTGCTAGGTGGCAACATCCTGGTAGACCCATGATGCAGGTTCATGCCCTACAGCCTAAGCATTGCAAGACTTGCAATATAACCAAACAAAACCTAGACTTCTCGCCTAAGATCAACAAGTGCAGAGATTGCACCCGCAAAGCAAACGCCGCCAGGCAACCCCGCGATCTTTGTCCGATAGGGAGATGGGTAAACTTTGCGCCGAATGGAAAGACAGGGGAGGGGTCGGAATACCTATAAAATGCAAACTCAATCCATAACATCATCAAATACAGGCCTTGGAAGGCTCCAAATTTGGCTCCAGAGCGCAAATCTCAACACCAAACTGAAGTTAGGTAGGAAAAGAAAGAAAACGCAGCCTAGAGCCTGCGATGCACGGAAGAAAAAATTTACTTTACAACTACCCGAAAACTCTTGGGTTTGGGTTTTTTCAGAAAAAGAAAATAGGTTTATAAAAAACTATGCAAGCAACGACACCACCAGGATCACCTAAGCAAACAGGGTGCATGTGCTTCGGAAAAGGCAAGCCAGCTCCCAAAACAACATCAACCGTCATGAAAGTCGCGGACCCAATCATGAAGCAATCTCATGACATCATAGCATCGCCAGCGGGACATTGGAACACGCCAGGCAAGTTCACACCAGACGCAGTTGAATATAAGCCTATGCCTGCAAAGCCAGAGGGTAGTAAATGAAAAAGGCCGCCTGGATAACTACTAACCAGACAGCCCCAAAAAGGAGTGGGAATATGAAAGACACGACTAATTTTCTCCATATCAAAATGGTAATTTAAAGCGCAATGGCAAAAGTCAAGATACCCATAAAAATAGCCTCAGAAGCCAACAACAACGATCATTGGCGCCTAAAGTCTAAGCGCCACAAGATTCAGAAAGCAATCGTTAGATCGTACATGAAGACTATTGTAACACCTCCTCTACCATGCAAGATAATTCTAAAGCGTATTGCCCCGCGTAAGTTCGACTTCGACAACTTGTGTATATCTTTCAAATGGATCTTAGACCAGCTTTGTGATATATTAATTCCCGGTTTGGCTCCTGGAAGAGCCGATGCTGATTCTAGAATACAAGTAGAATACCTTCAAGAGAAGGGGGGGTGTGAAGAATATGCCATTGAAATCGAATTCATTGCTCTTTGATCAATTTCCAGTACGAGAATGTTTATGGATCTTTGCCTGCTTGAATCGCACACGCCAGCCCCAGCTTAACCTTAAGAAATTCGATCTCTTCTTTTAGATAAGCTATAAGTACCTCTTGCTTATCATTGCGCTCCTTTTCTGTAAGCATCATCGTGGTTACTTGACGAATTTCAGCAAAAGCTCGACGTCTCACTGCATGGTGACTTTCTTCTAAAGCATTTAATTTTGCATTCAAAACATCTTCCTCAGTCGTCTCACGGAACATGTCTAATTGTACGACAACGTTCATATTTCCCCCTTGACGGCAATAAGTGTAACATGGCAATATGCTATATTTGCAAGAGGTATTAGGAAATGAAATGCCTTAAATGTGGATGCAAAAACTTCGAAGCCAAAATGATCGTCTTGAAAGATCGACCAAAATATATCGTCTTGAAAGATCGACCAAAATATGCAGATGTGAATAATAGCGTTTGGCGATGCATGCAATGCCATTTGCCCTATGTTCACCAGGAACCTAAGAAGGAGGAGAAAGATGAAAACACTCTATGAAACGGATTTCTCAGCTTGGATTGAATCCCAGGTTCAAGCCCTTAAGAAAAAAGACTTTGCCCACCTAGACATCGAACACCTTTTAGAGGAGATGGAAACCTTGGGAGATTCACTGAAAGAAGCTATCGAGAGTCATCTTATAATCCTTCTAATGCATAAGCTTAAACAATTAGTTCAACCAGAAAGAGATGGAAAATCATGGAACGATTCTATCATAAATGCGCGTTTTCAAATTGAACATAAAAGGGAAAGACAACCTAGCTTAAGAAATTATTCGCAAAAGGTTTTTATTGAATGCTTTCATGATGCTAGGAGACATGCTTCTAAGCAAACAGGTATAGATTTACGAAAATTTCCTCAAGTGTGCCCTTGGACTTTCGAAGAAGTAATGGGAGACAACCATGAACATCACAGTTGACTTTGACTTCATCGAGCTGAAAGAACCGCAAGATAAGCAGCACATTTGCGTCACCGATGGGCATTATTTTCGCTCCGGAACTTGGAATGATGGCTATTTCATCCCAGATCTTGACGAGCCTTTTCATTATATTTACTGGACCACCACGGGGGAGAAGTGACCGCCCCAATCCCTCGAACATACTGGATGAACTTCTCCACAGGCGAACAGTATCATCCCCCTAAGAAATGCCCCGACGAGGAACGCATCCCATTCCCTTACTCTTACCAACGAATTATCCTCGATGACGCCGATTTCCAGGAATGCAAGGCCGAGTTTACGAAGCGTGCTAATGAACGCAGATTCCAGTATGTGTTCAACGCGAGGATTGCTAAAAAATAATGACCAATACGCTTTACCCTAGTTATCCTCTCGAATTGCTCGCGGTCAATTATTCGGTCAATTATAGGAAGAATTGCTCATATGAAGATCTAATGGGCAAAGCTGACTTCCCATTCGGCCCGATACCTCATTGAACTCTACCAGTTGCTTTTGAAGCTTGCCAATTTTTAAGCAAACTATTAAATAGGAATAATGTCATGGAATATTTTGAATGGCGATTGCCTTGAAGTCATGCGCAACATGGAACCTAATTCCATCGATTGCATCGTAACAGATCCTCCCTATGGCCTTCACTTCATGGGTAAGGATTGGGATAAATTCAAAAATGATCATCCAAAAGATTTTAGATTTAGAAATAAAGAGCACAATCCGCGAGGTAGACAACATACATGTGCAACACAAGCGGGAGAATATGATGATCGCCGAAATGACCAATTTGAAGATTTTGTTTTCACATTCGGAAAGGAAGCTTTACGCATTGTCAAGCCTGGCAGCCATATACTCATGTTTGGTGCGCCGCGGAGATTTCATAGACAAACGTGCGGTTTAGAAGACGCCGGTTGGGAAATCCGCGATTGCCTTTGTTGGCTTTTTAGCGGCTTTCCTAAGTCTCACAATCATTTCGGATTACCAGGATATGGGTCAGCGCTTAAGCCGGCACACGAGCCAGTTATAATGGCCATGAAACCTCTAGAAGGCACCTACGCACAGAATGCAGAGAAATGGGGCGTAGCTGGCATTAATATTGAAGGCACACGTGTCGAAGGCAAACGCTGGCCGGCTAATTTGTTACTAGACGAAGAAGCGGCTAAGATGCTCGATCAGCAGAGTGGAATCGAAGCTTCCCGCTTTTTCTACTGTGCGAAAGCTTCCTCACGCGAACGTGGCGAAGATAACACCCATCCAACAATTAAGCCTATAGCCCTAATGCAATATCTAATCAAACTTGTCATGCCTCCTAATCCTGATGCAGTCTTGCTTGATCCCTTTGCCGGCTCAGGCACCACGATAGTGGCTGCAAAGCAGCTAGGCCGTAACGCAACAGGCATTGAACTATCATCAGAATACGCCGAAATTGCCTGTAAAAGAATAGAATCTTGCAAAATTCCCCTTGAACAATACGAACTTGCGCTTTAAATTCAAAAATATGATACAATGGCACCTAGAAAAACGTCTCATCAAAGACTTGAAACCTCACCCAAATAATCCGCGCCAGATCTCCAAAGATCAGATGCGTCACCTCGCAACCTCCATCGAAAAGTTCGGCCTTATCGATAAGCCTATCATCAATCTAGACAATAGAATCATCGGAGGACACCAGCGCGTGAATCACCTTAAAGCTGAAAAGACCAAAGAAGTCGAGTGCATGGTACCTGACCGCATTCTAGACGACAAAGAAGTTGACGAACTCATGATCAGGCTTAACCGCAATACAGGGGAATTTGACTATGATGTCTTGGCTAACGTTTTTGACGTTCCTTGCCTTCTTGACTGGGGTTTCTTGCCTGATGAGCTTGAGTTAGATGATATAGAGACTATTGAAGGCACTGAGGATGAAGACTCTCTTTTAGAGCCTCCGAAAGATCCAATAACAAAGCCAGGCGATCTCTATGAGCTAGGGCCACATCGCTTGCTATGCGGTGATTCTACAATGCCTGATGATGTCCAAAAGGTATTCGATGGCGCAGAACCAATCCTAATGGTAACAGATCCTCCTTACGGCGTGAATTATGATCCTAATTGGAGACAAGAAGTTGGAGGAAAAGCTGGCGTACATAGTAGAACAAGCGGAAAAGTATCGAATGACGATTGTGCGCAATGGGCTTTAAGTTATTCTCTATTTCCAGGATCTGTTGCTTATGTTTGGCATGCAGGAAAATTTGCTTCTTCCGTACAGAAAGATATTGAAGATAGTGAATATGAAATCATTTCTCAAATCATTTGGGCTAAACAGAATTTTTCGTTAAGCCGTGGTGATTATCACTGGCATCATGAACCGTGCTGGTATGCCATAAAGAAAGGGCATACCCATAATTGGCAAGGTTCAAGAAAAGAATCTACTCTTTGGGAAATAGCTTCAATGAGTGCAATGGGAGGTTCAAAAGACGAAGACCAACGCACAGCTCACAGCACGCAAAAACCTCTTGAATGCATGGCTAGACCTATTCGTAATAACACAGCTAAAGGCGAAGGCGTCTATGATCCTTTCCTAGGCTCTGGCACCACGCTAATAGCTGCTGAAAATTTAGGCCGTATCTGCTATGGACTAGAGATAGACCCTGCATACTGCGATATCATTGTTGATCGATATAAGAAATTTATGGAGAAGAATGGCAAATCCTACACAATCAAAAGAAATGGCAAAGAGATCCAGTGGAAGGCCGCCGCTTCTAATTGAGTGGGATAAGGTGGGTCAATGGATTATGTCAGGATGTACAGCCACACAAGCTGCTGCTGCTCTAGGTATTTCTCCAGATACTTTATATGTTAGATGTAAAAAAGATCTTAACCAGGATTTTTCGGCATATTGTCAAGAAAAGAGAGCTAGTGGAGATAAACTCATTCATCAAACGCAATTCGAAGTGGCATGTAAAAACAAAAATACAACTATGTTGATATGGCTTGGTAAACAAAGGTTAAAGCAGAAAGAAAATGACGATCCAAAAGACGCGATTCCCCCCCAAGATGCTATCGTCGACCGCGACAATGAAAACATGTCACTAAAAGCCCAACTCGCTAAACTTCAGGCACAAGTTGATAACATCACCAAAGCAAGACAAGAGTTACCTGGAAGCGACGCACAGGTTTAATATCTGGGTTGGAGCTGTCCGTTCTGGTAAGACATTCTCAAGTATTCGTAAATTATTAAACAGACTAAAACACGGCGTCCCAGGTGATGCCATGATCATAGGAGTTAACCGTGGAACCATCCATAGAAACGTCCTTACCACTCTTTACAAGACTCTTGGCTTTCCTTGCCCGTCTCCTATGTGCAATAAAACTACTCTTTATGGTCGTGATCTTTATTTTGTTGGTGCTCCTGACGTTTCTGCTGTTACTACTATACAAGGCTCTACGCTTGCTTACGCTTATGTTGACGAGGCCACTTGTATTCCTGAACCGTTCTGGAAGATGCTCGAAACAAGATTAAGCGTGCCAGGCGCTCAACTATTTGCCACATGTAACCCTGAAGGGCCGGCCCACTGGCTTAAGAAAGAGTATATTGATAGGCCAGATGATCATGATATCATACACTGGAACTTTGAGCTTGATGACAATCCAATACTAGATGAAGCCTATAAGAAGGCTATCAAGAACTCATTTCATGGCATGTGGTATAAGCGTTATGTGCTAGGAGAATGGGCGCTTGCAACAGGTGCCATTTACGATACTTATGATAATTTCAATGAATACATTCATCCTTATGCATCACCCAACTATTATATTGTAGGTATAGACTATGGCACTACGAACGCTACTGCGGCCGTATTATGCGGTATCACACCTAATAAATGGCCTCAAGTTCATGTGGAGGCTGAATATTACTATGATTCCGTCAAAGTCGGCAGGGCGAAGACGGATGCAGAGCTTGTACGAGATATTAAAGATTTCATCGGATGTAAAAACGTCTCTGCTATTTATATCGACCCTGCCGCTGCCTCCCTTAAGATCGCGCTCAGGCAAGCTGACCTGCCGGTGCTTGATGCCAATAATGACGTTCTTCTCGGCATCAAGATCACAGGGAAATTCATCTCGGGCAAGAACATTGTTATCCATCGTTCATGTAGCACCTTACGTGATCATATTCAAAGTTACGCGTGGGATCCGAAAGCTGCTGAACGCGGCGAAGACAAGCCAATAAAGAAGAACGATCACGTAACCGATGCGCTTAGATACGCTGTTTGTACGGCATTTCCTCAAGGGGAGTTCAGCAATCCTGACGAGAACCTGACAATAGAGCAGTTGCGCCGAAAAGTCTTCAACGAAAATGACGGCTATGGCTATATGAATCCTGGGATGAGTGGAGGATATTTTTAGTACTTGACATGATGAGATGAATTTTCATATATATATCCATATGAATAACACTAAGAAATATTCTGTACATATCAAAGGGGCAACGCCTCTTATCATGCATTGCGATAAAGCATGCAATCCACTTCATCCATTGACAAAAAGAATCAAAGAAATCACTTGTATCAGAAAGAAAACTGACGATCATTATCTTGCACTTGCCAGACTGGAATTTGAGGCAGCTCTATATTATGAAAAGAAACTGGGCGTTTACATGCCTTCCAAATGTCTTCAAGGATGTATCAAGGCTGCTGCAAAGAAATTTAAGCTGGGACGTCAAACGAAAGCTGTAATACTTGATGAAGCTGTGGGATATCCACTAATCCCATATAAAGGGCAAGACATTGAATCGCTTTATAATGATGTAAATGAAGAAGGCGAGCGTAACTATGTATTTGTCGAAAATCTTGTTGTAAGCATGTCTAGAATTGTAAGAACTAGACCAATATTTCATAAATGGGAAGTGAAGTTTAGTCTAATGCTAGATACAGAATTATTGCCCGAAAAAAATCTGGAGATGATACTTGAGACGGCTGGATATGAATACGGATTATGCGAGCTACGCCCAGGGCGTGCTACTGGCAACTATGGAACGTTCACAATTGAAGAATTCAAAAAAATTAAATAAGTTAAGTTTAGTTTTGTTATTATCGGTTTCGTTTATTTGTGTTATGTTTGGTCATGTTTTAAATGAGGTTTTATGAAGAAAGAAGAATTAGAGAATGTTTATAATAAATTATGCGAAGCTGGTCACATAAAATATGGATACATTATATCTAGGCATGTTCTAGGTCACCTTTTTGAAACTCAGAATTTTGAAAGTTGGGATTACATTGACCCTCTATTATGCTTTAAAGCATATCTTGAACAGGAAATCGGTATGTTTTGCACAACTCAACAAGGCGATCTTTGTATAGCAAAAATAAACGATGCTCCTATTTATTCAAAACAGAGGCGTAAACGTGCTGATAATCTTGATCGACGCACAAAAAAGATTTTGGAAAATATCGATTATAAAGAAATGAGTTCCTCAGCAAGAGCTGAATCTATGCTTGAGAAAAGATTGCTTGAGATGAAACTCAGGCATTCGCGTCTTATCATGCGTGAAATTGAATATTACGAAATTTCTGAAGAAGATACAGAAGAAGATTAACTTCGTTTTGGCACGTTGGGTTTTGATTCATTAAGTTTTGTTACATTTGGTTTGGTTACACTACGTCTACGTTTTTTTTGGTTTCGTTTGTTTGGGTCTTTCTATGAAAGGAAATCATATGCTTCGCCTCTGCAAAGCCTGCAAAATTACCAAAGAATCACCTTACAAAAATATCTGTAAAGCTTGCTATCAAAATGCTTGGGTGAAAAAAATACCAAAAAAAAAATGCGAATGCTGCAATCGCATATTCAAAACAGCAGGTTCAAAATGTTGGGCATGTATACGCAAAGAAAGAGTTGCGATTGAACGAACTATTCCTTGTTCTGAATGCGGCAGAGATGGTCTTTTACATGGCGATCCTATAAATAATATTTGCCTTACATGCCATAGAAAGAAAAGAGAGGCAAATGATCCTGGATTTCTCAAGAAAAGACGGGATGATATGCGAAAATTTGCTCGTATAGCACGCGGAAAACCTATTGATGCACCTATTAGAAAATCAAAAGGATTTTGGAAAACACCCTCAGGATATATTATGGTGTATAAAAAAGGTCATCCAAATTCTAAATCTAATGACTGTATTCAAATGCATACGCTTGTTATGAGCGAACATTTAGGAAGACCATTGCATGAAAAAGAATCTGTACATCACAAAAATGGAGTGAGAGACGATAATCGTATAGAAAATCTAGAGCTATGGAGCAAATCTCAACCACCAGGACAAAGAGTGGCTGACAAAATAGCATGGGCGGTGAAATTTTTGCAAGAATATGGATATGAAATAAAATGACAAGTTATGATATAAAGAAAAATATATATCAAGGATCCAATGCCTTCATACGAGTCGGGTGGTTATAATACCCTTTCAGGCGGATATGTTGACCCTTCAGATAAAGGGAATAAACATATTAAACAGATGAAGGATTGGTTCTACCAAAGTAATTACACTGCATCCAGTAGTTTGTGGTTACAAGGAGCAATCGATAAGCGCTTCAAAGTTGGCGATCAAACCCTCTATGCATATATGGGAGGCGCCAATTACAACAACAATCAAGCTAGATTCTTTTTTAACCTGATTCGCCGACATATCAATATGGTATGCGGATATCAGAGAAAGAACCGTAAAAGCACTGTCACATTACCTTTACATGAACAAGATGATGGCCTGGCTGATGACTACAACAAAGTGCTTAGATGGTGCGATGATAGAAGCGGATTCCAAGAATACCTAAGCCAGACATTTGAAGGGTCTTGCGATACTGGCATGACAATGCTATTCATGTATCCAGACTATACATTCGATCCTATCTCTGGCGACCTGTTTGATGATTGCGTGTCGTATAACAATTTCTTGATTGATCAGTATTTCCGTAAGCAAGATATGTCCGATTGTAACGGCGTATGGCGCAGGCGATGGACAAGCAAGGAAGGAGCCAAGCTTCTCCTCCCTGGCTTCGCTAAAGAGATAGATAAAATGCAGCCATCTAAAATGAAGGATGGTAGATTCCCAGTGCAAGCAGAGCTTCAAAATGCTGCTGTCAATAATCTATTTACCTATGATGAATTCCATTACCGCTCCACTAGAGAAGCTACCATTATCCTCGATCCAAAAACTGGTGAAGCTGTCGAATGGGAGCAAGAGGAAGATGATCCAGAGGACATGCTAGACCGCGCAATGAGGGAGCAGCCCTGGCTTATCATTAAGAAGCAGCAAGTGCCAACAGTGCGTCTCTCTATTGCTTTAGGTGATAAGGAAGTCTATGATGGCCCTAACTTGCTAGGTATTGATGAATACCCATGCGTGCCAAGTCTTTGTTACCATGAGCCTGATATTGCGCAATATAATCTTAGGGTAATGGGCATCATTAGAAACCTAAGAGATCCCCAGTTCCTCTATAATATGCGCAAAGTCATTGAGTTACAGATTTTGCAGTCGTCAGTAAATGCTGGCTGGATATATCCTGTTGATGCGGTGACAGATCCAAAAGCTTTCAGGCAGAATAGCGGAGGCGAAGGCTTCCTAATTCCATTGAAAGCGGGTAGATTACCGCAAGAAATACAGCGCATTGAGCCTGTATCGATACCACCAAGCTTGATTGAGCTGTCCCGTTCGCTCTCTGAAGACATTACAAAGATATCGGGTGTTAATGAAGAGTTACTAGGAGCTGCAACCGATGACAAATCTGGCATTCTCTCAATGCTCAGGCAAGGCGCGGGCCTGGTTACCCTTCAAACAATTTTTGACAAGCTTGACTATACCCAACGCCTCTACGGGAAAATTAGATTGCAAGCCATACGTAAGAACTTCAGTAAGGGTAAGATTCGTAACATCCTGGGTCATGACCCGGACCCTCGTTTCTTCACTTCGCTATCGCAGAAGTATTCAATCGCTGTCGAAGAGGGCAACTATTCAACAGACCAGCGGCATGTGGAACTTCAACAGCTACTTCACTTCAAAGAGCTTGGCATCCCAATCGCAAACAAATCCATACTACGGGCCGCTTTCATCACCAACAAAAAGCAAGTTACCGCCGACATGGAAGAGGAAGTTGCAGCTCAACAGCAGCAAGCCCAGCAGCAAGCACAACAGCAAGCCATGATCGACCAGGCTAAGATTCAAACTGAATACGCTAAGAGCCAAGATCTTCAGATGTCAGCAAGGGAGCGCATGGCTAAGATCGATGATCTGGAAGCCTCAGCCGAACATAAGAAAGCAGCGGCCGATCTTGACATTGTCAAGCAAATGGTTGAACTTGAGGACATGGATCTGGCAAACTTCAGAGCAAGCCTCGAGATGGCAGAGACCATCAAAATGACAAGAGGACTAGAAAGCAAGCATCCCTCTTTTAGGAAAGAGGATAAAGCTAAACCCAAAGCTAAAAAACCAGCAACTGCCGCAAAGGCATAGGAGATATCATGGCCCATAGCAAAGAAGCACATGCAAAGATGAACGGAATGGCTAAGTTTCACGAAGGCCATAGCGAAAAGAAAATGGCAGAACTAGAAACTGCTGATGGCAAATACACACAAGGCGAGATGAGCAATCCAGAACACCTGGCAAACTCAGTCAAAGCACTTGCAAGCTACACTAAAAAACATAAAATGAAGTACAGCTAATGAAAGACAGCAAAAACCTTAACATCAAGCCTAAGATGGAAGTTGCCGCTTCCAAGCCTTGGGAAATGCATATTAGATGCCCATACGGGGAAAATGATGATCCCGCAAAATCATTTCTTCCAATGTCTGGCACAAAACGTGCAACGCCCCATCAAAAAACAAACGAGTGTGATCACTGATGAGAAGAGTAAGAGCTAAAGCCCTATGGAAGGCATTAATCAAGTTCATTCCTAATCCTACAACCCAGCAGTGGCGTGCATACAAGACAAACTATAAGAAAGGTTTGCTTTGAAGCGCAAAACTGCTGGTGAATTGTCTAAGAAAGCGGCCGCTGATACCACAAAGTATGATGCTTTAGAGGTCGGCCATGCCCTTACTGATGATATCGGTAAGCATCTCCAACAGTCTATCGAAAACTATCGCAACATCATAGACGAGAATGAATTCTGTGTTGTCATGGTACTCGCAAAAGATCCAATTATCAAGAACTGCCTTCGTCGCAAATTCTATTGCTGGCCGTATCTTCCGAAGCCTCGGCCAAATCAAGCCGTGTTTCTCTACAATAAAGGCTTGGACAAGATCACCAAAAGGCTGTGGGTGCTTCCAAGTGATATGGTAATGGCAGAGCTAGCGGGGACAAATGTCATAGTGCACAAACGCTACGAAACCATGCAAGCCTGGTCTGTCGCCTTTTTTAAGGGGACGTTTTGGGAATATATACGCCACGAGCACGGGATCACGATGCCATCTGAGCATGAATACCTCTTAAGCCATAGGGAAGAACTCATCAAGGCGGGATGTAAGATCCCTGGCCCTGACTCTGCCGATCCCTTTGATTTTAGTAAGATCTCTATTAAAGAGGTCGTAGACTCTTTCGATACCAGCACCAACAAGAATACTTTCGACAGTTTTGGACAAACACAGAACTCCGATGGGAGCATCCCCTGCCATATAGGATAATGCCCTTCGATACCCCGCCAAGGATTCCAACAATTTTTTATTTATTTTTTTTATTTGGCTTTTTGATAACTTAGGCTTTTCAATAACAGGAGTCATTCATGCAACCTCAGGTAGAAAATCCACCTGTAACACAACCAGTTACTAATGATCAAGTGCCACCTGCTGCGCCAATCGTAGTTGAAGAATCTAAACCCGATATCAAGTCAGAAGAAAACCAGGCGAACTGGAGAGCGTTCAGAGAAAAGAGAGCATCGGAAAAGAAAGCAAGAGAAGATGCTGAACGAAGAGCATCGGAGAAGCAGGCTGAAGCAGAAGCTTTGAAGGCAGCATTAGAGGCTATTACCAACAAGCCATCAAATGACCATCAAATGAGGGGACAGCCCTCCTATGATAATGAAGAGTCAGAAGATGACAAAATGCAGCGCAAGATTGAAGAGGCTATCAAAAGAGATAGAGACCGCCAGCGCAAAGAAAATGAGGAAAGGGAAGCAAACGAAGCGCCAAGAAGGCTTTTGCAAACATTCCCAGATTATGAGAAAGTTGTTAGCGATGAAAACTGCGCTTACATTGAGTTTCATCACCCAGAGATTGCAGCGCCATTCAAGTATATGCCTGAAGGCTATGAGAAGTGGACTGCGCAATATAATATTATTAAGAAGCTACTGCCTAATTCCGACTCTAAGAAAGATGCTGCGAAAGCTGAAAAGAACATGGCAAAGCCAGGCTCCATGTCATCGACAGGAACAACACAAGGCGGATCTGCAATGCCACAGGCAAAGCTAGACGAGCAGCGTAAAGCTGATAACTGGGCTAGGATGCAAAGGACGCTTAAAGGTTTGAGCTGACATGCAGCATTATCCGTGCTACATATGCAGACGAGACAGCCTAGATGGTGGCAGCCTTATACATGAGGGCATGTTCTTCAAGCTATGCAAGGAATGCCTGGAAGACGAAGAGGCTGTCAGGTTGATTAACGAGGGGCTTTTAGCAGAGGCAGAAAATGACCGAGAGTGCTAAATGAGCCCGTGGAACAATTTGAAGCAGATTTTCCCGAAGGAGAAAATTAGCAGTCAGGCTAATCAGGACAACTTAAGAATCATTATCAGACGTTAGTATAATTATAGGGAAATCCGCGCTATTTCTCTTGCCTCCATATATAGCATGATGCTATGCTATATTCACCAAGACATTTCGAGGTAGCTCAGTGGTAGAGCAACTCGCTGTTAACGAGAAGGTCGTAGGTTCGAAACCTACCCTCGGAGCTTTTAAACAACATGGAGGAGAATATGAAAACACTTATCTTATCAATAATTATTTGCGCTTTAACTCTCAACGCATCTGCATGGCAGACTTTCGATGAAGCTTCTAAAGGTCTACCTGAAGCTAAGGTAGTCGAACTTATTAAGAGTAAGCCCGGTAAATTCTATCTCACAGCTAATCATGAAGGGCCTGGTCTGTCGATTTTTGGATATAACCAAAATAATCACACAATGGTCACCATTAGAAAGGCAAACGGGAAATACGATTTCAAAATATCAATGTACCAATCATTATTTGAAAATGAGGGAGACATTTATTTGACTCTTTTAGACAAAGAAGGTTTCGAATTGGGGTCTCTCTTCATTTCGAAAGTAGGGGAAAACTTTTCTGGGAATCTCTATCATAAATATACAGACGCAAATGATTGGGATGGATTTTATGACGTTGCATCTTATGAAATACATTTAAGGTATTAACATGGATTGGCTACAAATTTCTGCATTGCTGATAGGTATTTTAGGAACATCCGCATCATTCGTCGGTTTAATCTACATGATCATCCGTAACTTTAAGAATGATGTCAATGCTAGGATCGATAGGTTAGAAAAACACATGGACCAAATGGATGAACGTATGTTTATGCTGGCTACTGGCAAGAACTTAGCCGATGCAATCAAAGAAACTTATACCCCAAAACAGGTATAACCGAGCCTTGGAAAAACTACAAAAGGAAAAATAACATGGACTGGACACAAACAATATTTATCGTTGGAACGCTTGGAACATTCACATTCTGGCTTTTCAATAAGTTAGACAGTGATATCCGCTCATCGCATCAGCGGATTGATCAGCTATATGGTATGTTTATCGATCTTTTGAAGGATCGTAAGCCTTAATCTTTCTAAAGGGTCTAGATGCTTCGGTATCTAGGCCTTTTTCTTTTCTTCTCATTAAATATTTAATTGTATATACGTTGAGTTAGCTGGTCCTTTCCGGGTTTCGCTATCCCGTGGCAGACACGCACCTCGCCAGTGTTCGGTAGATATTTAGCTTGATTCGCCTTCAAGCATAAACATCAACAACACTACGAGGTGTTCCCATGTCCTTCTCCACGGGCATTACAAATATCAACAACATGGCTCCAGAACTGCCCGTCCAGGCAGCTGAAGACCTTTTGTCTACTCCAATGTATAACTTGATTCACTCCTTTGGTGTGGATCTTCACCACGCGGAAGCTTACATCGGGAAAACTACCCGTCTGTCACGCTTCGAGCGCCTATCAACAGATGGCGGCCAGCTTGATGGTTCCGGCATTGACCCAGCTTCTGAAGTTCCTGTTCGTACAGATATCGACGCAACGATGGAAATCTACGGAAAGAGTATCGTAACGAACGAACAAGTCGTCCTATATGAAAACAGCAAGACGCTCACAAAGTTTACTGCCCTTTTGGGTCAGTGGCTGCGTGAAAAAGAAGATCTTCTGATGCGCGACTTGTTCTCTAGCGCTGTGACTTATATCAACGCAACAGGTGGAACAAACGGCGATCAGCCTTCGAATATCTCATTGAATGATGTCAACAACATCGAGACAATCTTGCTCGGTAACGATGCTAGAACGATGCTTGTATCCATCGACGCAATGAATAAGTTCTCCACAGGCCCAACGCGTGATGCCTTTATTGCTCTTGCAAATACAAACATCACAGCAGACTTGCAGAAGGTTCAAGGCGTACTCTTAAAGAATGCTTATCCTTCACAAGAAGGCCTGCGCCCTGAAGAATATTGCTCGATCAGCCGTTTCCGTTTCTTTGTCAGCTCCAAAGCTGCTAAGACCCCTGGCGTTTCTACGAAAGGAAATACCGTCTACACCATTCCTATGTATGGTTTAGAGGCAGCTGCAAAGATCGAACAAAACAGCTATACAGCCGTTATCGGTTATCGCCCACCTTGGGTTGTATCGTCAGTCGCTCAAAACTCCCAGTTGTACGCTAAGTTTTCAATTGCACGCGCAATCACAAACCAAAACTGGATTTCTGGGCTTAACGTAACAACCGCAATGCCATCCTAAGGAGGATTTATGCCTTTTACTATTGTTTCCTCTGGAACTTTTACACAGCCAGCAACGGCGGTTAACCAAATTATTAACCTGCCAAGCGGCGCTGACTACTTTAGAACGACCAACGTCACTCAAATGGCAACGACACAAAACCCTGGCGTTTGCATTCGCGGTGAATGGTATGGAGGCGGTCTTTATGCTAATAATGATGGTTTGCGTTGGACTAAGACAAATTCTTCCAGTGCAATCAACATTAACAACTTCAGCACAGCGACAGCATCGAATGGTTTCACATATTATACAACATACCCAGATCCAGAAGCTGCTCTGACAGGTACTACAATCACAAACGCAACACCAGCAGTTGCCAGCGTGACAAATACCTATTCAGAAGGTGACAGAGTTGTTATTTACAATTCTGTTGGCGCCCTAATGTATTCTGGTATGTCGTTTACTGCATCAAGCGTGTCTGGTTCTGGATTTACATTGCTAGGGTTAAACACCCCAGGTTCAGCTGCGACGGCATTTACAGTGCGCCGCATTCCGAAACTTGGTCGTGTTGAGCCAAGAGCTTTGTTCATCACAGGTATCACACAAGCGACAAGCGGTGTTGTAACCGTATCTGAAGCCCATAACTATGTTGTAGGTGAAAAGATCGTATTCAATATCCCTGGAAGCTTTGGGATGATCCAGCTTAACAGCTATACTCAGCAGCGTCCTGCGACGATTACAGCGGTTACGACCTATACGATGACTATCAACGTTAACACAACAACCTTCACAGCGTTTGCGTTTCCGCTTTCAAGCGCGTCACCAACGACTCAGTTGTTTGCTATGTTAACGAGTGCTGGTCAATCGACACAGTTTAACCCTGTCACTAACGTCACAACTGGATATAACTTCACCTATGTACCTTATCACTCAGGTCTGTTCATTCCGTACATGCTGGTTCCTTCGGGTGCTCAGTCGCCAGGTGGGCAAGCAAATGACATCATCATATGGGAAGCATACAAGTTTGAAACCGGTATCTTAAACGCACCAGTTCCAAGCTAATGTAGTAAGTGATCGGCTTATGTATGGAGTAAAGACCATACATAAGCCTTTTATGTATGGAGTGAGATGAGCGCGCCGAATGTCAATAATCCGTATCTTCCGCCTGTTATCGCGATACCCTCAGCCCTTGAAATTACAGCTATCAGCCAGACAAATCCGATGGTCGTCACAGTGTCACCAAATACTGATCAAGTAAACACATATGTTCCAGGGCAAGCTGTGCGCTTGAATATCCCAAATTCCTATGGAATGCAGCAAGCTAATGGTCTTACCGGCGTTATCTCCGCAGTCAGCGGAAACAATCTGACTTTGAATATCTATGCAAAAGGGTTTGATCCCTTCGCAGTGCCTGCTAGCACAGCAGAGCAGCCCGCAAGTCTTGGCCCATCAGGTTCAAGAAACTTGGCTTTTTCAAACAACACAAGCCAGGTGCCCTTTCAATCCTTAAACGATATAGGAAATTAATTATGGCACATGTTGTCCAATATGCTCCAAATGGTGAAGCCCACGGACTGGTTGACGTCCGAACAAATTCGGTCGTAAAAGACGACTTCAAGCATATGGAACCAAAAGTTAAAGCCCAGCTAGAGAAAGAATACAAAGAAGACTCTCGCATGGTAGAAGTCGAATACATTAATAGAACAGGTAGGCATGAAAGACTTACAAAACCGTATTGCAAATATGCTGGCGACCCCATTCAAATGTGGAATTTTATACCTGGACAGCGCTATAAAGTGCCTCTTGG